GTTTTGCGCGTGTTTCGACTAGTGCGCGGTGATCTTCGTTGAATTCGCGAAGTTCTTTCGAAACTTGCTTAACAACAAATTCGTCAATCTTCTTCAAGCGAGATGATTGTTGTGTGGATGCTGCTTCTTTTAGTGAAGCAAGTTCTGCAATCATCTTCTTCTTGGATTCTGCTAATGATCTCTTTTCAGAACGCAATGCAGAAACTTCTTTATTGAGTTGTTCCATAGCGAAATTACGGGTTAAGCCGATATGTTCGCGGAGCTTAGCTTTATATTGTGCGCGATGCTCTTTAACTGCGGTACGGTATGCATTGCGTGTTTCAATAACTTTCGTTATTTCGGCAGTTTTTGCAGTTTCGTGAACAGTAATAACATCTGTCAACATACGATCCATGGCTTCAACCAATTGGGCCTTATCGTGTTCATAACGACGGGCAAATTCTTCACGCAAATTCAATTCAGATTCGGCGCGGGCTTCGTCCACTTTTTTAGAAAATGCTTCTTGGAGAGATTCCATGATCTCTGTTGGGAGACCTGTTTGTCCAAGAAGTTCGGCAAGAGTTTTATCCATAGGATTTATTCTCCTTTGGTTACTTTAAGTTGTTGATCCATTGCAGGAGTTCCTCTTTGAGATACTTCTGTGCCTTCGGATCATGCGACACCGCCTTAGCGAGGTCTTCGATTACAGGTCCACGGCGACCATTTCTGGCTTCGTAAACTGGTTTCGGGTAGGCATTCGGGGCAGATGGACGAGCAACGATGTCAACTGTGATAATTTCGAAGTCAGAGACTTCTCCACCATCATTGACATTGCCCGATCCACGGGAGGAAACACCCAATTTAGCTCCACTTTCAAGTAGAGTACGAGTGATTTCCCCAAGAGGCGTTGGGAGTATTTGGAGTTTGCCTAAACCAGTATTTCCATCCATCCACATCTTTGTGATCATGTGAGAAACACGATCAAGATTAATGGTTAGTTCTTCTGGGTGATCTAATTCACCTAGAACGCTTTCGCCTTTTGCGAGAATATCATTGATATTTTCAACGGCTTTTGCGATCTCACGCACTGGATAGACGCGCTGATTTAAATTGCGCACACCACCTTGAATAAAGGTGCCCGACATAAATAGCTTCTTCTTCGTAGCTTCGCCTTCGCCTTCAATTTTGGATTCCAAAATCATTTGGGCTTGATCGAAAGTAAGATGTTCAGATAAAATCATTTTGTCGGGCCTCTAAATTACTTCACAACGTTCTTTGTGCCTTGCAACGGAGATGTGGTGTTACCACTCTCTGAAGAAAGCTTATTAATTTCGGCAGACTTGTTGCCCTCCTTAGAAACCTTATCCATACCCGAAGTTGCGGCTGGACGTGTATTTCTACGCTTAGGCATATCTGACGTTGTAGGTGCAGTTTCACGAGCATAGCCCTTGTGTTCTGAACTCTTCATCTTGATTGGTTCGCCGCCCATACGCGCTTCTTTATTCTTTTGTGGAATAGCAGCACTTAGGTTTTGATTAATTTTTGAACCAGTTCCAATTTCTTTACCGTCTTCCAACGATACTTTAACTTTTTCTAATTCATCAATGATGGATTCTGTAAGGTCGTCCATGTCTTCATCCATGTCTTCATCCATATCTTCGGATTCTTCCATGTGATCTTCGTCCATATCATCTTCTGGTAGATTATCCATTTCATCATCGAAGTTTTCAACTTCGTCTGAATCCATATCTTCATCACCAAGGTCTTCTTCTGAATCTTCGTCGTCGTTGTCATCACCGATGGCATCAATCATAGCTTCAAATTCAGCAGTTAATTTTTCAATTTGGTCTTCGAGATTATCAATGCGCTCTTCATCGGATAGTTCTTCCGTTTCGTCGCCCTCTTCACCCATATCGTCGTCGCCCATGTCATCTTCTGCATGGTCTTCATCGCTATCTTCCATGTCGTCTTCGATATTAAGCATATCGTCTTCTTCATGTTCTTCTTCGCTATCTTCCATGTCGCCATCTTCTAAATCTGACAAATCGTCTTCATTGAAGTGGGTTTCTTCGCGAATTTCTTCTTCACATTCGTTCGTGTCGATTTCGTCTTCACCTTCGCCCATACGATATGACTCGTGGATTTGGCGAGCACGTTCAACCATGAACTTATGGAATAGTTCTTCTGCCTTATCTTGCTCTTCGTTAAGCAAAGCAACAAAAGCTTTCTCCAAAATAGAACGCATTATTATTTCTCCCTAAATGGTTGCTATGACGCCACTAAGCATCAAAGTTATTTAGTAAAGTATAGTAAATACATATTATTAAGCCTAAAAAATTGAGTTTTTATGCGTGTATACAGAATAAGAGCGGTTTTTACTGGATTTAAAGAAGAATATATCTATGATTCTTTCTTAGAATTAATTGAAAACTTACGATCAACGCCAGTAAATACAAATACGGAATGGTCCAATTATGGAGGTTTTCCAAAAGGATATGTCGAGCTTGAAACTACTGATGAGCTTGATGCAGTGACTATGATGATATCAATAAGTAATTCTAAAAGTATGGATTAAGTAAATATTGATAAAAACAAAAGCCCTTGAATTTCTTCAAGGGCTTTCTTATTATCCGAGGGCGGGGAGTTGTGAGCGGCGCTCCCTCGGTGAGTGAATTATTTTTAATCGTTACCGTAGATATCTAAAATTTCTTCAATAACTGGGTGACGCTCAACGTCTGAGTTTCCGAATGTGACAACGGAGATGTTTTTACTGCCACGAGATAACAATCTATCGGTAAAGTCTTTAAGACCATTTGTTTCATATCCACGATCATGTTGTTTTAAGTCTCCTGTAACGATCATACGAGAGTTTTCACCAATTCTCGTAAGGACCATCTTTGTTTGATTTGGGGTCGAATTTTGCATTTCGTCCGCAAGAACAATTGAATTCTTTAATGTACGTCCACGCATATACGCCAACGGAGCAATTTCAATGATTTCTTGTTCGATCATTTTAAGAACTTGTTGTGGAGAATAATGCTCTTTGAAAACATCAAGAATTGGCAACATCCATGGCGTCATCTTTTCAACGAGTGTACCTGGCAAGAAGCCATGTTGTTCGTCAACAGATACCGCAGGACGAGTAATAACTATCTTTTCCGCTAAACCTTCTTGTAAGCATTTTATTGCGTATTGAGTAGCCAAAAGAGTCTTACCGCAACCAGCCGGTCCCATCGCAAAAACGATGTATTTTGACTGGTCAAATAATGCGTCAATATAATTTTCTTGGGCGATATTTCTTGGTAAAAGTTCAACACGTTTACGGCGAGTTTTAATTTCATCAAATTCGATGACGTTATTGTCTTGGCCGTTACGGCGTGAACGATAGTCGGGAGAGTTGCGCTCCTCCCGTGGGTTGGGCTTGTTTGAACGCTTTGCGTTCCGGGCGAGATTTCTTGCCACTTTTGCCTCCATAATGTGGTTAGGTGATTAACCGCTCACAATAATATTTAGGTTAAAAAAAATAATTAAATGGTGGTTTTTTAGTATGGTAAAACTAAGATATATAGTATTTTTAAAAATGCTTATAAATATATCAAATACTAGTCGAGTGTTATGCGATATGAAAATTTCTGATCTATTCGAAAATGATGGAAATACTATGACATTGTGGCATGGTGGGCGAGGATTAGAATTTTCTTATAACGAAATGATGCCTCATAAAAAAGGCAGATGGGAACATGGCCCTGGATTATATCTTACCACGCATTACGATACTGCGTTTAAATACGCAAAAGGTGGCGGAAAAGTGTATTCCGTAACCATACGTAAAGGTAATTCAATCGATAATGTTGTAGTAAATCTTAAAGACGCAATAGATTTTGTAAAAGAATTTGCTATGAAAAAATTTAAAGATAAGATCATTAATGATTTGGAACAAATATCATATAGAAATGTTAAAGATGGAATAAACATAAGCGCAGTAGTAAATCTGTGTTTGAATTATGATGCCTTGAGACCATCAAGCACGGTTGCCTTGCGACAGTTTCTTATAAAAAATGGAGCAGATTATGAGATGTCACCAAGATTTGGTGGAAGAGACGAAACAATTGTCATATTGTTTAATCCAGAGCTTATTAAATCGGTTAAGCCTATAAAAGCATCCGACGTTGATACTGATGATAGAATTAAAGAAATTTAATCTTTCATTTATCATAATTTTGCATTAATATTTTTTTAATGGATGACCAAATCAAATCACAGATAGATCAAGCCAACATTCTCTTGAAGTTGTCAGGCATAGAATGTCTTGCTATGTATAGACCATATGGTCCTTGTAGTAATTATACTCACAGAGAGAAATTGAACCATCTAAAATATGGTGTGCTTTCTGCAATCCAAAAATCTACAAGATGTAAAGACGAATGGGAATGGGTTAATACTAATCTAGAAAAAAGAGTTGAAGATAGAATAAAAATAAATCCATCTAGATTAGCATTAAAAAAATATTGGTTGGGATTTGGCCTACCATCATTTATAATAGGTGATGTAGAATATTATACTACTTTTGAAGAAATAGAACAAATGCGTTACTGGAAACCGCACCAAGTTAACCTTACAGTGCATGATTTAGTATTTTCTAAAACTATATGCTATAAATCACACGATACTATGCTAGCTTCTGTGCAACGTATGGTAGATGCCCGAATTGCATCATAAACAAAATTATTTCTTTTTCATCCGCAATATCAAGAATATATCTTACTTTCCATACAGCCTCTGGCCAATCATATACGGATACAACTGTTTCATTAAAAGTTATACTATAATCGGTTAAAAATTCTTCAAACTTATAAAATTCTATGCCTGTTCTTGCTTCTTTTAATAGAATCTCTTCAGTAGGCGGATAGCGATTCCCATCTTCCGCCGCTTTCCAAAGGGATTTACCATCGCTATGCGTGAAATATATAGTTATAACTCTCATAGCTTCCAATGCGTATTGCATCTAGCTTCATACAAATTATTTGCACCAAGTTCGATCTGCTCATCATTTGGAATCTTCTTAAACGTTTTTGCCGCAGAAGTTCCACACACCGTGCAGTTTGCTTTTATCTTTATAACATCATCGGCCATAGCTGACAATCTTGCAGAAATATCAAATGGCTGACCTTTCCAATCCATATCAAGGCCAGTTGCAACGATTTCTTTACCATTAGCAAGAAACTTACTTACCCATTCAATTAAATCATCTTGAAAATGCGGCGATGTGAAAAATTGTGCTTCATCAATGCAGATCATTTCGGCATCATCAATTAAAGAAATAACTTCATTAAAAGAAGATATAGCTTTTGATTCTACCGAAAGACCGTCATGTGAAACAATTTTCGTAATTGAATATCTATTATCAAATGCGGGTTTTAAAACTAAAACTGCCTTACCACAACCATTCCTAGCCCAAAGAATTCTCTTTAGAAGTTCAGTTGTTTTTCCGGCATACATCGGACCACATATGAATGTCAATTTTCCGTACATTATTCCGACCTTAATATATGTATTGCTTCTAATATATTATTATAAATTTTATGATCTTTTGGTATTATACTCAATATTTGAGTAAGGCGACCTTCAAGAATATTATTTTCTTTTTTAATTCTATATTGACGTTCCAAATCCAATAGTTGTTCATCTACTGATTTGCGAGGTATATCATTTTCTGAGTTTTGCATTACTTTGAATCACTTCTAACTATATGATCAAAAATATCATGCCAATTTTTTACTCGATATGGATTATCTTTAATATCAAGATGTGAATTATATGCACGATCTAAAAGAAAACTTTGATGGCCGATTTCCGCACCTCTAAGAGCATGCTTGGGATTATCTTCTACCCACCAAGTACTATCATACATTTTTAGATGATTATTCTTAGTTTGATGTAATCCTACACAATGAATATCATGCCAAATTATACTAGGAAATGCGTCTGCCAAATTAGTATGACGGGCGCTAATAGTTACTTCTGAATTAACACATGCAGAAATAGCAACAAACTTGTATCCCATGTTTTGTAAAATTGGAAGAACTATAGCAGCATCAGGTTCCGCTTTAAGATAGGGCATATGCTCCGTATCTTCAGAAAACTGAATAATGAGGTCATCTGATTCTTCACTAGAAAGACCAAGAGCGGTTTCTAGCTTATAACCATCTCGAATTCTACCCTTATTATGATATCCTTTATTTTCCAACCAATCTTGGAACGCATCAGAAAACTGCAATATAGTATCATCAAGGTCTGTTAGAATATATTTCATTTATTTTCTTTCATAAAAATATTGGGGGATTTCTCCCCCAATACTTCTTAGGCCATGGTATATACAGCATCAACCGAAGATGCGGTATTATTATCGGTCTTAGCTCTAATTTGGTTTGTCAACCAAATCTCAGTAGCTTCAGTAATTTGCGACTGATACTTATTGATGTAGTACTTTGCCACTTCATCGTTTGGTGTTTCAGAAAATTGATTCTTTACACATTCCGAGCGAAGAACATCGACAATGATTGCCGCATTTCGAAGATGAATCGCATTAACACGATCAACGACATATGGTGTTTCAAAGTTTTCCACATTACCTGTAATATCTCTCCAACCCTTTACTTCAGTCTTTACAGACTTTGCGGGCCGTTGTAGAATATTAACAGCCAAAAAAGGCCGATTACGTAGATATGGTTCGTTCTTAGCATCTTCTAGTGGTGAAGAGTTTTGGTTAATCTTTTGGGTATTCAATTGATATCTCCTATGAATGATTCATTTTACCAAAAAAGTTTTGTATAAAGCTATATTATTTTGACTTAGCTATGTGACTAAGTTCAACGAGGCAGGCCGCAATGTTTATTTCTGGATCAGCAACAACGCTATGATTTACAAGACCTCTGCGAATAGCAAGGAGTGCATCATCTTGTTGTTCTTCGGTATCACCCCAAAGATGCAAGTTCTTATAAAAATACCGATAGATATCCGTATATTCTTCAACTTGCGCCTGTGATACAATAAGCTTTCTTGCTTCTAAATACCGACCATTCTTAAAAAGATTGGCAACTTCAATAAGATAATCCTTGCCGTTTACCATATCTTCTGGTGGTGGAGGTGCTGCCAACACATTTTTTTGCGTATATTGCTGCGTTAATCCGATACACTTTCTTAAATCGGGATATGTCATGTCTACATATGCCATAACATCCATGATATCGAACTCAACACCTTCGGTTGCTAAGATTTCACCAACCCGAACAATAAAAGCATCTTTATCCAGAGCCACAAACTTTACTTCTTGTACTCGCCCGTGGATTGCCGTAATTATCTTTTGAGGATAGTTGCAAGTCAAAATAAATCGACAACTAGACTCATATGTTTCCATTTCACTTCTAAGGAAACGCTGAGATAATTGGCTTAAACTATCGGCTTCATCCAGAAGGACATATTTGAAACCAGTTTCATTCAAAGCCCACGTAGATGCAAAGTTTACAATTCTATCCTGAACTTCATCAATCTTGCGTTCACGGCTTGCGTAAATTGTAAGAATATCTCCATTTGGAATACCTAACAATTTTAGCATAAGCTTTGCAAGACTAGTTTTTCCAGTTCCGGATACTCCCGATAATAGGAGATGCGGAAGTGCGCGTTCTTTAAGCCATTCTTCTGCTTTTGATCGCAAAGTTTGGTCTTGCCAAACATACTCATCAAGCGTAGTTGGGCGATATTTCTCAATCCATAAGGACGGAATGCTCATGTGGTATCTCTATTAAAAAGGAAAACGTAAAATAAGTTTACCAGTCCCACTTGCGAGTTGCAAAGGTTAATCCACTGTCCGCTAGGGCAGAAGAGCCTTTAGGGTCTTCGTCGCTAACCAAGTGAACACTTTCTGGATATTCAACACTCCAAACGTTTACGATTTCTCCGTTAACATCCATGGCAATTTTTTGTGTCCAACGCCCATGTTCGATCAAAATCCATTGACCGACTTCGATATCTTGAACATCGTCTCCAATAGCCCATACTTGGCCCCATCGAGCGCGAATACCACGATTGGTCATATTATCATCGGTAATAATCAAACCAGCTTTTGTGATAGTATCCCCATGTTCAAGGCTGGTAACAAATACCTTTCCTTTTAGAGGACGAAAATCAGATACATTTACAACAGAAAAAGACATTTATTGCTCCATTAATATCTTCCAATATAGTTAATTCCTCAATAAAAAGTCAATAAAAAAGGGGATTGAAAATCAATCCCCCTTCATATAAATATTTAAATGTAAATTAGCTTGCTTTGTCTTCTGGAGACTTTTCACCATCTAATGCTTTTGCAACAGGAATGATGACATCGTTGATAGCAGCACTAATGTCTGCTGTAATGTTCTTTGGGTCTTTTATTACAACATTAATAAATCCAGCAAGACCCATGCCTCCTGCTAAAATAGCAGCCGCATGTTCAGGACTAAGTGTCGCACCACATGCGGATAGAATACCAATAATACCGCGCCAAGTCGTTGGTTCCGCCATACGAGCAAGAACCCATTCTATTAATTCCTTTACGTTCATTTTATAACTCCTTAATCTTCCCTATCTTCAATTTTTCTCTTCCGTTGCGAAGATGGGGCCACATCAGAAGGCTTTTCTATGTTTTCAACTTTTTCTGTTTTTGCTATAATTTCAGCAACTGCTTCCGCCGGAGTTGCAAACACTTCATCGGTTAAATCTTTCAATGAAACCTGCTTGACTGCCCTAGGATTTACTGAATTATATTGGTTTATAAGCTGCTCGTTTGTTGAAATAATCTCACCGGTTGATGAAAGTACATCACCGCGAGCATTCATTTTTGCATTACCCAACGCTAATTTGTTTTCATTTTGTGCCATAAGAAGATTCATATCGATCACCTTACCGCGCATGCTCATAACTTTCATAAATATACTCCATTAACTTATATTAGTATTTATCTATGATTAAATGTTATTTTAAAAAATCTTTAATATCTAATCCATATTTTATTGGATCAATTCGATTTATCCCAATCAAATATAAACAAAAACTTGCGACGGATGACCCGCGCCCTACGCCCCAAATAATTTTATTTGTTCTAAAATAATCTACCAAATATATCATCAATTGCAAAAGAGGAATTAGATTTCTTTCCTCATATAAATCCATTTCATGATTTACGCGAATGGTTTCTTCTATATTTTTACACATAGATAATAGAAAATCTCTAACTGAGATTTCTTTCATTTCTTCTGAAATGAGCCAAGTGTTTGTTCTAATGGAATTTTCTTCTTCGGGCGTGTTCAATAAATCTTGTACTATATTAAAAATAAAATCTCTTTTATCAAACTTAATACACGTTTCATTATAATTTTTAGATATTTCTGTATCTTCCACTATAACATTGGAAATATCGACACCGCGCAACATTAATTCGGATAATGATTGGGGGGAAATTATAACCCTTCCCCATTTATCGACTCGTTTGATGATCTCTTCCATAATACGAAAATATCATTTTGCGCCACAACAAGTCAATTATTTTACCTTGCCACCATCGATTATCGTTGGATTGAACTGTGGCCGAATTATAACGCCGCTTTGCTGTTTTTCTTTTTGAATTAGAAAATCAAGAGAAAACGCCCATTGTGGTTTAATCGATAAATCCGCATCTTCTGCTGGAATAGTATCTATAGTGGATGCATCATCGCGATCCCACCAAGGACTATCAAAATATGTTCTTTCTCCAACCCATTCTGGCATGGATGGTAAAACTGAACTAGAATCTCCAACAAAAGTGAAAGATACCCCCAATTGATTATCTGAACGAACTTCTACCGGACCAAAAGCTAATACATCTCCACTTAAAGCTTGTAATTTTGCTTGAAAAATCGCAGCTAAATGTTGATCATCCGGCTCATCTGCCGTAATCATCAGAGTATTACCAATACGAGGAATACTTTTTTCAGTATCAATAAACATTTGAACAGCAACTTCATTATCATGACAAAATACAACACTTTTATTCGCAATATTATCAATCCAATATCGCATCTTTGTAAAAGCATGGTCTATATCTTCTTCTTCAATTTCATCCATAGCAATGAATTCCATTTTAAACTTTAAAGTAGAAGGCAATACTAAATTATTAATTATTCGTGTTATCTTTAAAGAAAATTCAAAATGTGTAAAAAATTCTGGAAAAATATCATTATCATCCATAACT